ATTGGCACAAGCTGAACATTTAATGATGGATGATTCAATCCAAGCCAGTCGTACAACTGCTGCGTATATTGGTTGAAAATATCAACCTTTTTTTCAAATGAAGTATTTTCAGGTAGGTTCATAGTATTTCGTTGTATTTTGTGATTATTTCAAGTTGCTTTTCCATCTCTCGTTTTGTCTGGCTGAATGAAAGCCCTTTGCACCAGTAGTCGTTTTTTAGCAAAACCTTGCAGATCCTTCGCCATGAAGGTGCTTTTTTTGCGGCTTCGAGTTTTGGATCTGCGGTATCCGGTAAACTTTCAAAACCATCGGCTTTCCAATATTGCCAGAATTTGTCAATTTTCTTTTGATAATGGTCTGCCAGATATGGCGGCATTGTCTCCAGAAGAAACTTTGCATATGTTTCAAACGTGTGACCAGGGGGAAGATTAACCTTGAAATTTCCCAGAACTGTGCGATCTGTATCAACATATCTGTTTCCAAAGTTGGCACCTTCAACACGGTTTACAACGCGCTGCCATGTTTCTGGCTCAAGAATTTTGAACAGATATAATCCTTTCCGCTGATCATCGCCATAAGGTTGGCAAATGCGCATCTGGTGAATTGTAAGCCCGGCCAGGTGCATCAGATCATAGATTTTATTATAGTCGTATTTTCGCCGGCCATTTGCAATCCAAATATCATCTGTGCGCCAATCATAAACCGGATACGCATTCCACACGTTCTCAGAAATGCGGGTAGTCCATTGATAACGTTTGTAAGTTTCTTTGCTGTCGCTTGCGATGGCGCGAAACCGGTTCATGCTTTCATCACTTCTGATTCCAACGAGGCATGCTGTTTTCTTTCCTTCTGAAATCCATTCGCCAAAAAGCGGAACAAATTCCTCGAATTCCATACCGCGCCTGAAAAATGGAAAGTGTGTTACATCGCTTATTACGCCTTTGTGCTTGGGTAGCTGCCTAACCCATGCATCTTTCTTTTTTTCATCCCAGCAAATCCAATGTGGCTGAAACTGGCTTACAGCGTTTCTTAAATGAATAGGTAAACAAATCCAATAGGCGTTTACTTCCGGCATTGAAGCCATGCGCTGAACATAGTCCATTGTATGTTTATATTGCGCTTCAAGATCAACGATCAGCGCATTTACAGGTAGTTTGCCAAGTTCTCTGGCAACATCAATAGCCATGTTTAGCATAACGCCGCTGTCTTTGCCTCCAGAGAATGAAACATATACTTTTTCAAACTCTGTAAATAGAATTTTCATTCTGTTCCGGCAGGCATCGTAAACATTTTCAGATAGGTATTGCTTCATAATTCAGCCCTCATTTCTTCTTTCGTTTTCCCCTTAAAATATTCCACCATTCCAATCTTCTTATTGATGTTCTGGTCAATCAGATTTTCAAGCCCGACATTACCGGTCAGATCCCAGTAGCGGCAATCGTATTCCTGCCCGGTTCTGAAGGTGCGGCGGCCACTTTGCACACGCAGCGCGTAATCCCAGTTCTTATCAAAGTAAATGGTGTTGCTCAGGTGCTGCATGTTCAGCCCGAACGATTCTTTCTGGTAGCTCAGCACCGTTGCTTTTGGCCAGTATTTGGCGCAAGCCTCAGCACTATTGATGTATTTGCAGAAAATAATCGTTTTTTCAGGATCAATTTCTTTGAAAAGCTGGTCAACTACGTTGAATTTGTCTTCCGTAATGGCGTATGAATGCTGCATTTTCTGCGTCATTTCGAGAAAAATATTGTTGTTTTTCCACAACAAAGTCTCATTGTCGAGATATTTTTCCTTGAGATAGTTGTACTCCTTCAACGATTCTTCGTCCAGCACGTAGTTCAGGGTGTTGTAGTACTGCTTCACTTGCAACTGAAGATCGCATTCGTACACGTAATGGCGGATGAGCGAGTACAGATGATCAATGTTTTCATACCCGGTAATGAATTCGCGGGTGTACTGCTTATGGCCGCCGATGCGCTTTGTAATTTTGGTGTACTCGCAGAAAGTGTTTTTGAATTCTGTAAGTCCCATGCTCAGAATTTTTGGCGACAGAAATTGCATCTGGCTCCACAAATCGAGCAAGTTGCGGCTGATGGGAGTTCCGTTCAAAATCAACCTGTAGGTTGATAATTGTCCCAAATCAATCAGGCGCTGAGTACGTTTGGCATCAGCATTTTTTATTTTCAGACTTTCGTCCACAATTATAAAGGTATTGGCCGCGACTGAAATTTTTTTGCGCAGTTCAAGATAAATGCGGTCAGAGCTTTGCAGGCTTTCAATTCCGCAGAATTCAACGTGCTGGCAGCGAAACCCGCCCCATTTTGCAATTTCTGCAGGCACTCCCTCTGGTCTATGAATGGTTTGGTATGGACCAATCCATACAACCAGATCAACATCCGGTGTTTCGTTCGCCAGCTCAACCGCAATGCGTGTTTTGCCGGTGCCAGCTTCCATGAACAGCGCTCCGACTTTGAACTGTCGGAGCTTGTCAATAGCGCTTATCTGATCATTTAATAAGGTCTGCATCTGGATCGGTTTGTGTTGGTTCAATTCGTGCCGGCTTATGTTTCTCAACAGTGTAAGTCGGCAACATTTGGCCGCTTTCGCTGTCGAACCAAGCTTCTTTTTTTGTAGAATATTGCAGGTTTTTTTTCTCCAAGATCCATGCAGCAATCCAATAAGCATCTGATTTCTGCACATCGTAATCCTGACCAAACACCTGAGAGGCGGGAATAATATCGCTGCTGCCATCGAATGCAGTGGCTTTATAAGCCTTGTCAGAAATACTGACAAGGCTTTGCAGGCGGACGGAATAGCACTTAGTTTTCATGCTGAACGAAATAAACGAAACGATCAATATCTGAACAGGTGAATGCGCCATCATTCTCTTGATGTGCTTTACAAGATGTACAACGGCCATCGGCCGTGATCAGAATAAAGCTGTTTCTTTTTTCGGAAAGCTGCTTTTCGGTCATGTAAGACTCCCAATATTCAGCGCGGTTTTTAAATTTTGGATCATTTAAATAGCAATCTTCTTTCAGATTCCTGTAATAATCAATTTCAGAAACAACCTCGCCAACCACGAATTCATCAAATCCGTCCTGTCCGCGATATCCGAAATAAATAGTTGAGATTTTTTTGCCTTTCAGTTTCTCAGCCATTGAAGTTGTCAGGATTTTAGCTGTACCGGCTTCAACGGCTTCACGCATACTTTCGATTGTGTAATTCATAATTTTTTGCCCGTTTTTATGCAGCTGGCTCCGCTGTGTTTTGAATTAAGAATACACAAAGATACAAAAAACTATCGCACGTGTGCAATAGTTTTAAAATAAATAACACGACTTTAACATTTTCCCCCTGTCCTTTTTTTCGCGCGCGAATTGTTTGAATTTTGACACATGAATTCAATCGCGCTGAATCAAATGCTGGATGAACTGGATGTGGCTTATACGCCCGAAGGGAAGCCTGTTGTTTTCTCAATCGCTTTCGTGAAGAAGAATGGCGAACTTGTTTATTTTCCTAAAGCGAGAAAATCGGGCGTGAACATGGATATGAAGAAAAACGCCATGCGCGGAATTCAACCTACTGATCGATATGGAAAACCATTTGGACACCCTACCCCGGTGCGCATCTGGTATATTGTTGAATTCAACGGCAAGCAAGTAAAACTATGAGCGAAGTATTATTCAATAAGGATGGCGCGCCTGCAATGGCATTCGGAAAAGGGTTTCGGCTTTCGACAGTTGGGGCCGGTTCCGGAAAAAACCAAGAGGAAATAAAGCCGGTGCGCACCAGCGAGAAAAATGAGAATAAGGTTACTGTTGATAAATTCAACGTGTGGTCGTGGGGCGATACAAACGACTACCCGACAACAGCTGATGGCCTGATTGAAAAGACTGGCGTGCTTCGCTCTGCGCTGAAGTACAGAATGAATCTGACTTTGGGCAGCGGCATTTATCCGGTTACTGTGGAATCATATACTGAAAACGGCGCTGAGCAGCTTAAAGTTTCTGATGATGTTGAAATAAAGAAACTGGTGAAATCGCGGATGGCGCGCCGATATATGCAAGGGGTTATGCGTGACAAGCTTCGCCTGGGCACGGCATTTCCTGAACTGATAATGAATGAGACCGGTGACAAGATTGCGGCCATTCATGCCATCAACGCCAAATATGTGCGGCTTTGCGAAAAGGAAAAAGGCATAATCAAAACCGCAATCGTTAGCGGCAACTGGCCTGATAAACCGGAAGCAGGCAATTATGAAGTGGTTGATGTCCTGGACCCGTTTGATCCGCTGGCTGATCTGATGGCGCGCAAACTCGCCGGAAAAACTGCAAAGAAGAAATTCATATACCCGCTTTTCGACCCAATCAGCAACAACGAATATTACACCACGCCTGACTGGGACACAGCTCGCCAAGCCGGATGGATAGACATTGCAAATCAGGTACCGAAGTTCCTGACTTCAATGTATTCGAACCAAATGACCATAAAGTACCACGTTCGCATCCCTTATGCATACTGGGAAAAGAAGTTCCCGACAACGAAGTATAAATCAACCGACCTGCGCGAAAAAGCCATTCAGGAATTTCTTGATAAAATTGAATCGCGGCTCTGCGACACGAAAAACGCGCGCAAAGCTATTTTCACAATGTTCGAAGTCAATAACCAGGGCAAAGCTGAAGAGAAATGGGACATCGAGGTTCTGGATGACAAGTTCACAAACGAACAACAGCTCGTAACCAGCGCCAGCGCCAATACAGAAATTCTGTTTTCGGTGCTCGTGAATCCTGCTGTTGTAGGTTCAATGCCATCGGGCGGTGGTCCTTATCAGACTCAATCCGGAGGAAGCAATATCCGCGAAGCATTTCTTGTCAATCTTGCCCTGGCATGGCTTGACCGGCAGGATATATTAGATCCGCTGGAGCTGATGATTAGTTACAATTTCGGAGAGCAAAACGATATTGAACTGCGCTTCAAAAATGTTTTTCTGACAACCCTGGACACCGGAGGCGGCACATCACAAAATCTTGGATAACATGCTTATTACAACAACCGATCAGCTCAGATTATACGTGAATGTCAACATGTCGTTGATGTTTGCGGATGTAGAAAAATATGTGCGCCGTGTTGAGCGCGATATCATCCGTAAGGCCATCAGCGCTGAACAATTGGCCGTTTTCGAAGCGCTTCAGCAAGGATCCGGATCCGGATCGGCCGACTCGGACATTGTTGCTGAAGTAAAGGACCTGATTTTGTTTTCAGAGGCCAATCTGGCCATGTATCTGTGGATGAAAACAGGTGGGTTGCAATTCAGCACCAGCGGAATTCACCGCTTTGAAAGCAATACCGAGGCCGGTGGCGGCAAAAAATCAGCATTCCAGTATCAGGAAATTCAAGCGCAGGAAGAATTCAAATCGGCCGGCTTTAATTATCTGGATGCTGCACTTGCCCTAATGGATCAGAACCTTGCTTTATTTTCAGAATTCAAGGCGTCAACAGCGTTTCAGCAATACCGTGGGGGCATTATTTACACGGTTGAACAGATGGAGAAAGCTTATTCAATCGGTGGATCATATCTCGTGTTCAGCCGCCTGAGGCCGCTGTTTGAGTCCACGGAAGATTTCGAAATTGAACCGGCCATTGGTGAAGCTTTGCTTGAAAAATTGCGCGCTGAGGTTCTGAAGACTGAAAATACGGATGCGAAAATACAGGCATTGCTTCCGAAGATTCGCAAGGCTATTGCACATTTTGCCGTTGCCGAAATGATGCGTCAGCCTGGCGAACTCACTGACCGCGGTTTAGTGTTCGAAGGAATTGAAGCTGTGAACTCAAACTTCCGGACGCGCAAACAAGTGTCAGATTCTCAGCTGCAGATGCGCATTAACCAGGCGCGTGAACAAGCAACCAAATATCTCGAGAAACTCAAGGTTTTTCTTGCCGACAA